TAAGTTATGATTTAACTGCTAATAGGTCTTGGACAATTACAACTCCTTATGTTTCTAAACTACAACACCAAGTTAAAGCTGGTGTAGCAATCAATAAGGGTCAAGCAGTCTACGTTACTAGTGCAGACGGAACTAACATGATTGTTGGTTTGGCTTCTAATGCTTCTGAGGCCACATCTAGTAAGACTATGGGTCTTTTGGATGCCACAGTTTCTACAAATGGTTTTGCCAATGTAGTAACAGAAGGTCTTTTAGATGGATTGGACACCTCAACTGCAGGCGCAGCAGGTGATCCTGTATGGTTGGGTACCGGGGGTAATTTGATTTACGGCTTGACTAATAAGCCTTACGCTCCTGCTCATCTTGTTTTTATCGGTATCGTAACCCGTAAGAACTCTAATAATGGAGAAATCTTTGTAAAGGTTCAGAATGGTTTTGAACTTAATGAGATTCATGACGTAGATTTAAAGACTATAGTACCAGTAAACGGTCACATTCTTGGATTTGACGGCACTTTATGGGTAAATAAAACAATTGCTGGTTGGCTAGGATACACTCCAGCCAATGCAAGTGGTACTACTAACTATCTTTCTAAGTTTACAGGATCTACTACTTTAGGTAACTCTCAGATCTTTGACAATGGTACCAATGTAGGGATAGGTACTGCTAGTCCTACTGATAAATTACACGTAGAAGGTACAAGTTACTTCAATGGTAACATGGGTATTAATGGAGAGGGAAGTGGGGTTACTGTTGATACTGGTTATGGAAATAATGGCCGTGTAGGACTTATGAAGTATGGTGGTTATGAGGGTATGCTTGTTGCAGGCAATGCAACATTGCTTAGACTTGGACATAGAACCGATAGTACTTTAGTTACTGGAGGAACACCTACTATTAGGGAAGAGTTAGTTATCACAGCAGCAGGCAATGTAGGAATAGGAACTATTAGTCCATCTTCAAAACTAGAAGTCTATACAACTACCGGAGATACAAAACTTACAGTAACAACAACAGGCGGTAATAGCTACGTTCCAAGATTATCTCTAGATAAAAGAGGAGATTCAGCATGGAATATATCTTCTCCAGCAGGTGGGTTTAACTTTGCTATCGACCAAGATGGAAGTAATAAATTCTGGATAGCCTCAGGCACAGGTAACGTTGGTATAGGTACTACTAGCCCGTCAGATAAACTACAGGTTCAAAATGGAAATTTAAGTTTATATTCTAATTCTTACGGTAATACTGGACTTATAAGGCATTTTGGAACAGATAGTTTAGAAAAGTATCAGCAAGGATTAACTACTGGAGGAGATTTCTACCAATACACATTCAGTGGATTAAATCATATATTCTATACAAATAATGGAAATGAAAGAATGCGTATCACCTCTGGTGGTAATATTCTTATGAATACAGTAGCAACCCCTACTACGGGAGGTTTTACAAATACTACGTTAAGCGTAAAACAAGTTGCTGATGGTCTATATGGGGGTGGTTTACACATAGAAGAAAATGCAACAACAAGTGTTGCGTATTTTGGATTTAATGGAAGCGTCTTTAACATAGGTACATCATACAGAACTACTGGCAATTATAGACCAATTGCTTTTTCTACAAACGGATCAGAAAGATTAAGAATAGATAATGCAGGTAACGTAGGGATTGGAACTACTAGCCCAACTTATAAACTTCAGTTAGAAAACGGAAGTCAATATATCGTAGGGGGCTTGGGAGCCATCAATAGTTCACCTTACACCTCAGCTAATCGATTAATATTTAATAATGATTATAATGATATTGCAAGAGGTCCAAATAAAATTACTCTTTATGATGGGAGTTGGTTAGGTGGTTTTGGTATACATAACAATACGATGGCCTACTATTCTGGGGGGGTACATGAGTGGTATCTAGCAACCAACGCTAGTAATCCAGCATCATTAATGACTCTTCTTGCAAATGGAAATTTAGGTATAGGTATTAGTCCTGCTACCAGGTTGAATATTTATGGTGTAGACCCTATATTCAGAATGTCTACTGCTGACAATTCAATGGATATAAAATACACTACCTCTGGTGGCGGTGCTGCACAAAGAATTAGTATTGGAGCTGGAGCATCAACAGAGCATTTGGTTGTATTAAATAGCGGCAACGTAGGTATTGGCACTACTAGTCCAAGTGGTAAATTAAGCATTGTTACTTCGGGAACTAATGATTTGTTGTATTTAAATTCTGGAGTTAATACAGATTTTGCCTATAAGATCGTATCGGGCTCAGATGATGCTTTTGTCTTAAGAAGACAACACACTACTCAAGGAGATTTGAGTATAATGTCTTGGACTTATTCGGGAAAAGTAGGTATTGGTACTACTAGCCCGACAGGAAAATTAACTATTTCTCAAAATAATAGTGGGGGGGTAGCAGCATTGACGTTTACTGAAGACGAAAGTACAATTCAAGGACCGAGTGCTAATACTAAAATTTTAATGGGAGGTAACCTTTCGTTAAATGCTGCAAGTACTTGGATAGCTGGAACTAACGGAAGTGAGCGTATGCGTATCTCCTCTGGAGGCAATGTAGGTATAGGTACAACATCCCCAGACACTAAACTACATGTTTCAGGCAGTGGATATATAATCAAAGCTCAAGCAGGTGGATCAGATTCTGCTTATCTACAGGCTATAAACGGGTCATACGATTATATAGCAGGTATTGCAACATCACTTGGACTAGGATGGATGGGTATGAACTCAAATCATCCCCTAGCCATTATTACTAACGGAAATGAACGTATACGTATAGCAGCAGGAGGTAACGTAGGTATTGGAACAACTTCACCGTCTACATTACTGGACGTAAATGGAGTAATAACTGCTACAGGCGGAAACAGTACACAATGGAATACTGCTTATAGCTGGGGTAATCATAGTTCTGCAGGGTATGTTCCCCAAGCAAGAACGCTTACTATTAACGGAACTAGTTATGACTTAAGTGCAAATAGAAGTTGGACTATAGCAACAACAACTCCAGGAGGATCTGATACACAAGTCCAATACAACAGTTCTGGAACATTGGCAGGAGCTTCTGCGCTTATTTACAACTCTACTACTAACAGAGTAGGTATTAACCAAGCTTCTCCAGGATATGACTTAGATGTAAACGGTCAAGTAAGAGTACAAGATAAACTAAGAATAGGAACTGGTAACGGAGTAGTACACATGTCTTCTACTGCTACTATTAATGCTAGTGCTACTACTATTGTTTGGGCTCAGACCGTAAGCGTAGGTGTGTGTGCTTTTATTGAGTACTACATTTTAAATAATAACTCACTTACAGACCAAAGAGCAGGTACAATTATAGTTACTTGGAATCAGTCAGGAACGCCTACAATTGCTCACACTGAAACAACTACACCTGATATAGGGTCAACTACTGCTATTAACTTTACAAGCTCTCTAGTGGGCTCAGATGCAAGAATTAACGCAGTAAACTCAAGTGCCAATCCTTATACGATGGTAATGAGTTATAAATATTTTTAATGAACATTGTTGGATAGTGAAAACAATAAAAAATGAGACAAGCTACAATTTACAAAATCACAAACCCTAATGGAAAAGTTTACGTAGGTAAAACTATGTGCTTGTCTACTAGGACTTCTTGTTACAGAAACGGTAACTGTAAGAAGCAACCATTAATTTACAACAGTATAAAGAAGTATGGTTGGGAAAATCATACTTTAGAAGTATTAGAAACATGTAATCCTAACTTACTTTCTACTAAGGAGATTGAGTATATTACTTTGTTAAATACTTTCCATAAAAACAATCCTTTAGGTATGAACATGACTGCAGGGGGAGATGGTACTTTTGGTAGAGTGGATACAGAAGAAACCAAATTAAAAAGAAGCAGTCATCACTTAGGTCAAAAAAGATCCGAGGAAACAAAAAAACTTATGAGTTTAGCAAAGAAAGGAAGGGCTCCAAAAAAGTCTAACTATGCTTGTTCTGAGGAAGCTAAAAAGAAAATAGCAATAGCTAATCAAAATAAAATCAAACCTGACACTTATAAGATGGCCTGTTTAAAGACTAGAGAAGAGAATCTATTAAAGAATCATGGTGGTATACTACAGATTAATCCACTAGATAATTCTGTAGTAAGGGAGTGGAAGACTACCATAAAAAACATAGCTTCTACTTTAAATTATGATGATAGTCATATAGGAAAGTGTATTCGTGGAACTAAGAAGTTAGCATACGGATTTGTTTGGAAATATAAATACTAAAACATGTCTAATGAATTTATCGTAAAAAACGGACTTATAGTAGGGGGTAACGTAGTTACCTCAGGAACTATTACTATTAATGGAGCTCTTGCAGCTACACAATCTTGGGTTACTTCTCAAGGGTACTTAACTTCTGCTAGTTTAAGCGGATATGCTACACAGTCTTATGTGACTAGTGCAATAGCTGCCTTAGTAGACTCAGCACCTGCAGCGTTAGATACTCTTAATGAGTTAGCAGCGGCTCTTGGTGACGATGCCAACTTCTCCACAACTATTACTACATCTATAGGAAACAAAGTTTCTAAGAGTGGTGATACAATGACTGGTAGTCTTTTATTTTCAGCAGTTGCTAATAATGTAAGATTAGAAAAGAGTGGTAGTTTTTTAAATCTTCTAGATACGTATAGTAACATTCACTTATACAATGGTGGAAATGGTATTTATATAGACTCTAATGTTCATTATTGGAGATCACAAGGTGCAACTTACTGGATGACATTAAATAGTGCTGGTCTTGGTATTGGTACTCAAAGTCCAGAAACAAAACTTCATGTTGCAGGCGGTAAAATTACATTAAAAGGAGGTTCTTCTACTGATCAACAGATAGTATATAACTATGCAAGAGAGTATGTAAACGGAATTTACAACAGTAGCGGACACTTTAGACTTCAGGATAATTCACTTGGTGGAACTGTATACCAGTGGGACGGAAGCACTTTTGCATTTCCTAATGGAAACATAGGTATTGGAACAACTTCTCCTGCAGGAAAATTAGATGTTAATACTGGTGGAACTAGCGGTTGGGATAGATTTGTTGTAACTAATACGACTTTGTGGGGAGATGGAGGTACTCAATACGTTACTATTGGAGCAGGTGGAGCAACAGGGATTATGATTTTTAATCCCCATGTAGTGTGGAATTCTGCATCTGGTACTGCTGCTTTAAGATTGGGAAGAAGTGGTGGAGTATCTGGTGGGGCATGGTATGAAGTTGGAACAGGAATAAACGACTCATTCTTTATTGCTAAAAATGGATATACAAATGGAACTCAATTTCATATTAATGCCGCAGGTAAAGTTTCTATAGGAACTACAGACACCAACTCAGACAAATCAGACTTTACTGTATACACTGGTTCTGGTGCAAGTCTTGCCCTTACTGACGATCAAGTAAGAATGGGTGGTGCAGATGTTAACTGGGGTGTTGCACTAAGATCATACGGTGCACTACAAACTTACGGACAGGCTTTAACTCTTAATACACAGGCTGGTAATTATGCAGTCAATGTTCAACCTAATGGAACAACAGTAGCACAATTCTACCAAGACTACTCTTACTTCCCAGGATTAGATTTTTCTATTTCTAGAGTAAATGGGGTTCATTCTTCTAATTATTTTAGGGGAGACGGTAGTCATCTAGTTATTGGTACTGGAGGAACTCTTTATCTTAACTATGCTAATACTTCTGGTACTACTTATATTTTTGGTACTACATATATTAACAATGAACAAGTAGCAACAAGGGCATGGGTAGGCGCTCAGGGTTACTTGACTTCGGTTTCAGATATATGGGTTAATACTACAGGTGATACCATGACTGGTAGTTTGTCATTTTCTGAAGCTGCTGTAATTAAAAAACGTTTTACTGCTAGTACAAGTAATCCCGTAAAAACAGCATCTGGAGTATTAGCTTCTCGTTCAGATAATAGTGGAGGGTCTACTTACTATATTATTGAGACTAATGTTCCACAGGATGATTATCAGATGGGAGGTTTTACTATTGAAATTTTTGGTAATTATAGTTCTACAAACCATAAAAGTAAAATTGATTTAGGGGGTTACTGGAATCCAGAAACTAATGGAGGTTTTGAAGGTTTTGAAGCTCATGGTTCTAACCCTCAGTACAAACCTACTATTGAAGTAGCAAGAAATAGTTCAGGAAAGACAGTATTTATTATCTACGGAGGTTCTTGGAGCTACCCTGTAATTGTTGCTAGGGATCTTTGGCTTGGTTATAGTGGGAGTGATGGAGGAACATATGGGGAAGGTTGGTCTATTATTGGTACAAATGATATTTCTTCTTATGTTAATAGAGATACTGTAGTATGGAGAAACGCTTATTCAGACTCTAATCCTGCTGGTTATATTACAGGTTATACTGAGACCGATACCTTACAGAGTGTAACTTCTAGAGGTGCAAGTACAAATACTGGTCTCTATATTAATAATAATAATCCAACATTGTATCTTCAAGATACTGATCATAGATCCGCTATGATTCATGTTAACAGTGATTATTTTTATATTTTAAATGGTTCTGGAACTAATAGCACTGGTTGGGCACAACAAGCAAACTCTCGTTGGTTATTTATGGGTAACCTTAATAACAACGATATTACTTTTGGAGGTAGTGGTGACTTTGCTGGTACTGTTACTGCTTCTGGAGGTAACTCTTCAAATTGGAACACTGCATACGGATGGGGTAATCATGCCTCTGCGGGTTATCTTACAAGTGTAACTGCGCATACTCAAGCTTGGTCTACTATTACAAGTACACCTACAACCATATCTGGTTATGGTATAACAAATGCTTATACAGACGCACAGATTCAAAACTTCTTTAATGGAGCTAATGCAATTAGTGGTTATAATAAGTCTAACTGGGATACAGCTTACTCATGGGGAAATCATGCTTCTTATAGTTACGCTACTACATCTTATGTAACAACCCAAATCAACAACTTAATTGCAGGAGCACCTGGTGCTTTAGATACACTTGATGAATTGGCTGCTGCTTTAGGAGATGATTCAAACTTTGCTACTACAGTAACTAATAGTATTGCTACTAAGCTTCCTCTTGCTGGAGGCACAATGAGTGGAACTATATTATTTGTAAATGATGTAGGTACAGCATTACAAGGAACAGTAGGAATTAACGATTTTTGGAGAATATATGCAAACAGTACTACTACTAATGCTGGGTATCTTGAAATTGCAACTTCTGATGATGGTACTGAACCTATTTATGTAAGACAATACACAGGAGTGTTTAGTAATTTAACTAGAACTGCTACACTATTAGATGGAGCAGGTAACACTTCTTTTCCTGGAAACTTAAATATAGGTGGATTCCTTACAGAATCATCTTCACTTAAACTAAAAGAAAATATAGAAATAAGCGAGGGAAATTTAGAAAAGGTAGTAAATTTGAGACCAGTCACTTACAATAAGATTGGGTCTCAGACTACAGAATTAGGACTTATCGCAGAAGAAGTGGCAGAAGTATACCCAGAGTTTGTACAATAC